ACGGGCAATGGAGCGCGCTTGGCCAGTGGTTTGACCGCCTGCCGGACGGGACCATTCTGGACCAACGCGGGCTTTGGGTGCTGCTGCTGGTGGTGCTGCCCTTGGATGGGGAGTAGGAGAAGGGGCTAAGTTGATGGAGGAGAACAAAGGATTAGCTAAGAAAGTAAAAGCTATATCTGAAGGAGATGTACAGGAACTTGTACAACAGCAGTTAGATGAGAAGATGAACAATGGTTTCTTTGACAATATGCTAGATGAAGTATATGGTCTGTTGAAGTTATGCCTCGTAGGTGTAATACTTTGGAACATCGTACCTATCTTCTATACTAGATATGTACATAAAAAATCTAACAATAATGATAAATCAATTAAAAAGACTGATAAGAATTTATAATAACTTGAACAAGAAGGAGAAAGCTATTGTCTTGACTGTTCTTTGTTTAGGTGGAATTATTATACTAAATACACTTTAATAGACAATTAGTATAACTAATGTCAAGACCCACTGCGGTGGACAATCTCGAACGAAGGTTACAACGAAAGTCGCAAAACAAAATACATAAACATTAATAACAAAATACATAAGGAGATAATATATCATGGCTAATGGAAATACATCCCCCTCGCGTGTAGGACAAGTTAATAGTGCTGGTAATGTAGACGCTTTGTTTCTTAAAAAGTTTAGCGGAGAAATCTTGCAAACCTTTGAGGAGTCGAATGTCTTCAAACCACTACATACTGTTCGCACAATTGAAAACGGTAAATCAGCTCAGTTCCCTGTAACAGGCGTAGCTTCTGCTGACTATCACACACCAGGCGAAAACATCGCTGACGCAGGTAACTCTTACCTAAGCGACATCAAGAAAGCTGAACAAACCATAACTATCGATAAGATGTTGTTGGCTTCTACTTTCTTGGCTAACATTGACGATGTAAAGAATCACTACGACATCCGCAGCGTTTACGCTAACGAGTTAGGTAAGGCTCTTGCTCTTCGTTTTGACACTGCTATCTCTAAGACATTCATTGCTTCTGCTCGTAGCTCTGCTGTTATCACAGGTGGTAAGACAGGCGGACAACTTGACGTAGCTAACAATGACTTCAGTGCTGGTAATACTCCAGGTACTCCTGCTGCTGTTACAGGTGCTGAGTTAACTGCTGCCTTTTTCTCTGCTGCTCAGAAGCTTGATGAAAACGATGTTCCTAGTGAAGGTCGTTTCGCAGTGCTTCGTCCACAAGAGTATTACAGGCTCATTACTGGTGGTGCAGGTGCTCTTGCCATCTCTACTTCTGCCGTCAATAAAGACGTAGGAGGTTTAGGTAGCGTTGCTACTGGATCAATCCCTCAGATTGCAGGTATCACTATCTACAAAAGTAATCACATTCCATCAACTGATTTATCAGCTGTTGCTACTGGAGACGGTTCATCAGATAATGATGTGTTCGGTGGAAATGGAGAAGGATACAATGGTGACTTCCGCAATACCTTGGGTATCGTAGGACACTCTGCTGCTGTTGGAACAGTTAAATTACTTGATCTTGCTACTGAGTCTGAATATCAGATTGAGCGTCAAGGTACATTGTTCGTTGCCAAGTATGCTATGGGTCACGGAATCCTCCGTCCTGAGTGTTCTATCGAACTTGTTTCCTAACTTAGGCTTCTCTCTTCGGTGTTGGGTGGTCTGTGATTCGTTCCGCACCCTCCACCGATATTTTTAATAAAACAATGCTATGGCTTTAACGACTAAACTTGACGCAGTAAACATAATGATCTCTGTAATAGGAGAGTCACCTGTTAATACATTAGGAGGCACAAGTGCTGTTCCTGTAACTGTAGTTCAAGCAGAATCTGTTTTAGATGAGACAAGCAAAGCTGTTCAATCGGAAGGATGGCATTACAACACTGAGTATGATTATCCTTTAGTTCCTGATTCAGGCACTAGTAAGATTACTCTTCCTGTTAACACTTTAAAAGTAGATTTAGACCCTGAATTAAACACAGACACAGACGCTGTACAAAGGGGTCTTAAATTATACGACAGGAAAAACCACAGGGATACTTGGACTAAGAGCTTAAAAGCTATTATAACTTTTGAGTTAGCTTACGAAGAACTACCTGAACAATTTAGACATTACATATCTGTTAAAGCAGCTCGTATATTTGCTGCTCGATTCTTAGGCAGTCGAGAGATAGAAGGGTTTGCTTTAAGAGATGAGATAGAAGCAAAAGCTAGGGCTATTGAAAGCGACTCTGAAAATGCAGATAGAACTATCTTCGATCACTATAGCGTATTACGAGTACTTGACCGATAGAGATGCCTTTGCTAGTAAACAGTGTTCCTAATTTAGCACAAGGAGTATCACAGCAACCTGACAACTTACGGTTTTCAGGGCAATGCGACGAACAGATAAACGCTTGGGCTACTGTTGTAGAAGGACTTGTTAAGCGTCCACCTACTAACTACACTAAGAAATTGCAAGCTACTGATCCAGGTGCTTCTTTATTTACACACTTCGTCAAGAGAGATGAGACTGATAAGTACTGTGTAACTGTATCTCTTGGTAATACTGTATCGATAGGACAAGTAGGTGTTATTGATCTTGAGACAGGAAATAAAATTTCTATAGCTGTAACATCTATAGCTAGTAGTTATCTTACTGGTATCAGTGATCCGTTAGCAGACTTAAAAGCTTTAACAGTAGCCGACTATACATTCCTTGTAAATAAAAAGAAGAAGGTAAGACGCAATCGCGTTAGTAAGACTGAAGACTTTAGGAACTTAGAAGACCCTGATAATCCGAGGTACGAAGCACTTGTATTCCCTAAAATAGGAGACTACGAGAAAGCTTACAGTATTTATATAGACGATAGTTTGGTTGGAGTCGGTTCTACATTGCAAGGGAGCGAGCACGATGCCACACACATACCGAGTAACGATAATCAAGCTGCCACTTATATAAGCGGTGCTAACGATAAAAGTGCTCACGCTGACACAGAACACATAGCAAGAGACTTACTGAAAACTTTAAATGATTGGCTTCCTGACCCTTCAGTACCTGACTCAGTTATTTCTTTTGCTCTAGACTCCGTCAATAAAGGGGTCGGATTTGAAGACTCAGGGTACTCAGCATCTACTTTAGGTTCAGGTGGTATGATAGGGGCAGCTAGACCCTCTACAGAAGTAAAATACGAGTTTAATATATTACAGTACGATTCATCAAATACATTATACGGTAATCGGAGTGCAGGTGGTAACCTAGTGATGGAAAGCGGTGCTGTGAGTAGTTTTAATTTAAATAGAAGAGGCAGGGGTTATCGGACAGCTCAAGCTGGGGATGTGTTTGAATTAGAAATTATTAAATATGAGATAAGTAGATTAGATTCATTAGGAGGAGCTTTAGCTGGGTTGATGACAGGTTCTAATTTCACAAGGCTTAGAAAAACAGTTTACAATAGAGATACAGTACCTTCCACTTTTCCTAGTATAACAATGCCTGATATAACAGCTACTGTAGGGACTGCTGATTTCACGGTGGAACGGAATGGTTCTGTTATTAAATTAAGTTCAAACTTAGATTTTAACATTAGGGTTGAGGATGGATTAGCTAATCAAGGATTAGGTTTAGCTTATAAGGAAGTAAATAGTATTACAGAATTACCTAAGAATTGTTATAACAATTTTAAAATAAAGGTAAGAGGAGATACGAATATAAACCAAGACGATTACTATGTAAGGTTTCAAACGCAAGGTAGGGAAGATTTTGGAGCAGGTTCTTATGTAGAAACGACAGGGTGGAAAGCTACTTTAATAAAAGGAGAAACAGCCGATGGTATACCATATTTAATAGAACCTAGTACCATGCCTATTGTTTTAATAAAGCAGTCAGACGGTACATTTGTATTACAAACACCGAACGAACGAGTAAACTTTGTTAAACATAACAGCACTATATATAAAATAGTAGAAGATCATGTGTCTGATACAACTAATGAGCCAGGTGTAGGTGCGGATTGGAGGGAGTACTGGATTCAAACAACAGGGGTTTCTAGAGCTGACGCTTGGGAGTTGAATAAATCTTACAACGCTACTAGGTTGGGTTGGGGTTCAAGAACTTCAGGCGACGATGGCACTAATCCATTTCCTTCCTTCACGGATAATACGATCAACGATGTCTTCTTCTTTAAGAACCGTTTAGGATTCCTTACAGATAGTAATGTAGTTTTCAGTGAAGCAGATGAGTACTTTAATTTCTTCCGTACTACTACACAGCAACTACTAGACAGTGCTCCGATAGATGTGGGGCTTAGTCATACTAAGGTAGCAGTTCTAAAATACGCCTTGCCATTCCAAGAGAAGCTGATGTTATTCAGTAACCAATCACAGTTTGTACTAAGAGGAGCAGAGGTGTTAAGTCCTAAAACTGTAGCAATAGCTCCTGTTACTGAGTACGATATATCGGACAGTGTAGAACCAATAGCATTAGGTAATTATATATACTTCACATTTCAGCGAAACAGCTTTGAAGGTGTGTACGAATACTTTGTAGATAACAACACCGAGACATTTAACAGTGAAGAGATTACCCAGCATATACCTAAGTACATCGCAGCAGATGTTAAACGGATAGCTGGATCACAAGCTGAGAATACTATTGTCATTGGTACATCGAAAGACGCTAAGACTTTGTTTGTGTATAAGTACTTTTGGAGTAACGGAGAAAAGATACAGAGTGCTTGGATGAAGTTTACCTTTGATCGTGATGTTCGAGGGTTTGATTTTATCGATAGTAACTTGCATTTAATAACAGCAGACAGTGAGGGTTTACACTTGGAAAGATTGACACTCGAAGACGGTATTAAGGATACAGATTTAGATTATACATTGTATCTTGATAGCCGAGTGGACGGTAGTACATTAACTACTAGTTACAGTGCAAATACTAAAACTACTACAATCAGTGACTTTCCTTACGATCCAACAGGTGTAGAAATATACACTAAAAAGGGACACAAGGTAGCATTTACTAGAACATCAGCTACAGAAGGTACGGTTGGTACAGACTTAACTTCTACAGACTTCTTTGCAGGTGTTCCTTACGATATGTTGTATAGGTTCTCTGATCAAACACTTAAACAACCAACAGAAAGAGGAGGACGAAGTTCATCTGATTACGCTTTTCAAACAATAAGAAGCGGTAGTTTGAACTATGCTGAAACTGGACACTTTACCGTAGAAGTAACCCCTAAATTTAGAGATACATACAGCTATGCTTTTAACCCTGATGTACTAGGCTCTAACTTAACGCTTAATAATTTTGTACCACAAGACGGACATTTTAGATTTCCTGTTCAAGCACAACCTAATGACGCTACTATTCAAATTAAATCTTCTAGTGCTTTACCAGTGAAAATACTTGCAGCTGAATTTGAATCTATGATGATACCAAGGAGTAGACGCTATGGAGGTTAAGATAGAAAAAGCTTATGCAGTGGAGGATGCTCCTTTGTTATATGATGACCTGAGAGAAGCAGACATGATGGAATGTATCGGTCTAATGTTTCACCCTAGAGATGCTGTGTACGGATCATTTGAATCAAGCAGTAAATGCTATAGCGTCAAGACAGATCAAGACGGATTGTTAGCTTGCTTTGGAGTGAGTCCTAGAGAAAACATTGGAGTTTGTTGGTTGCTAGGGACAAGGAATTTTTATAAAGTAAAGAAGAAGTTTGTTAAAGAATCACAGATGTGGGTGGATGATTTAATGGATGGATTTGATTACTTAACTAACTACATCATGGAAGCTAACACACTAAGTATGAGATGGTTAAAATGGTTGGGTGCTAGTTTTGAGGATTGCAATATTCCTGGTTATAAGGCATTTAAGATAGAGAGGAAGTAATTTATTATGTGTAATCCATCAGCAATAGGAGCAATAGGAGCAATAGCAGGAGTAGGAGCAGCAGGTGCAAGCTACTTTGGACAAAGACAACAAGCAAAACAACAAGCAGCTTTTCAAGCACAGTCAGCAGCAGCAGAAAGACAAAGAGCGTCACAGGAACAGACATCTCTGCGTATGCGACAAGCACAAGAACAGGAAGCTGTTGGGCGTGAACTTGAACAAGTCAGTAGGAAATCCCAAGAAGCGTTAGCTAGAGCGAGGGTGTCGGCAGGAGAAGCAGGTGTTGCTGGTGTCTCTGTACAAGCTTTAATGGATGATTATACTAGACAAGAAGCAGGGTATAGGGCAGCTGCTTTAAGGCAACAGGAACTAGGAGGTATAGGTACACAGCTAGGATTAGAGCAAGCTGGATTAGCTTCCCAACAGAGACTTATAGGAATTAATCAACCTATCAGTAGACCTAGTTTATTAGTATCATCATTACAAGCTATTAGCGGTGGACTTAGTGGGTATGCCGCAGGTCAAAGTATTAGTAGTAGGATGGGATCAGCGTCAACAACAGGGGTAGAATAATGGCTAAAGAACGAGTACAAGTACAAGGATTAGGAGGTGCAGTTCCAGGTATTCAACCTACTATTCAACGAGCAGGTCAATACAGTGTAGCACAGGTACGAGCACCAAGGAATAAGTTGATGGACCTTGCTGATGCTTTGTCACAGGTTAATCCTATCTTACAGCAGTACGGTAATATTCGTAGGTTAGAACAAGAGAGACAGAAGTCGTTAGAAGAAGCACTAGAAAAAGAAGGTTACAGAGCTTATCAAACTTCTCCAGCTACTATGGCTGTTGAGTTAGAAAAGACACAAGCGAGAATCAGAGCCGCTACGGAGCGAGGTGAAATACCTGATGAAGCTAATATACCTAGAATAATGGGTGCTTTGAAAGCTAAAGCAGAAGTGTTAGCTAACAGAGATTACAGGAACATATTAATGAACCCTGAACTCTTAGAGAGTGAAACTGATCCTGTCGCAGAAGCAGCTCGCCAAAGAGAAGAATTTTTAAAAAGACCTGAGTTTGAATCACCTAGTGTCAGAGATCATGCTTTTAAATATTTAGAGCAAGTAGAGAACGAATTTATAGGTAAAGTACAAAATAGGTTAGATGCTTTTGAAGTAGAGGAAGGTAAACAGAATTGGTTACTTACTGGTAAAGATGCTGTAAACCAAGTTATAAACGGAGAGTTAGATGTAAATGATCCTATTATTAAGAACTGGATAAATGATCCAGCAGGGTTGTTTAAAGGGTCTAGGAAGTACGCTTGGGACAACTTAATGAAGGAGGAATTAAAGGAAGGGTTAACAAGTGGTGCAATTAGTCCTACAAAAGCTGTTAATTTCCTTGATAATATAAGAGAGTTGGATTTAGGTGGTGGAGTTAAATTCGCAGACGCTGAGACAGGTAATGCTATAAGTGAATTTTACAATTATGTAGAAGATCGCAAAGGTGTGTTAGAAAACAAAGCAGCTGAAAAAGCTGCTAACACGTACGAAAGAAACGGTGATGTACTTGTAGATTTATTATCAGAAGCAAGAGGGGATGGCAACGCTGTACCCTCTCAAGAAGCTCGTAGGATTAGAGAAGCTTTTATAGCTGATGCTCCTCGTGGATTTAAAATGAAAGCTTCAGCAGACTTTGATAAAATATTAAAAGATACTAATAGCCCATCTAATGATTCTTCTAAACTTGTGGCTACTAAATTAGAAATTTTTATAGACGAAGGATTAGATTTAGATGAGGCAGTTAAACAAGTAAATGATCTTTCTAAACTAGGACCAAGCGAAGGAGGTATAAGTAGAACAGAAAGAAATAGTCTTTTAAACAAGATAGAGGACTCCAGGGACTTTGACAGGTTAATTTATAAAGCTGATTTTTACAGAAATATAATAACAGTAGACGAAGAATTAATAACAGGGTTTGTGAAAGAAAGAGCAGTTTTTGGTGGTGCGACTTATGAGGTAGGTTATTTCACTGAATTGGGAGCTGATAAGGACGGTAAAAATGGTATCTATGATTCTATTGCAGATAACAAAGGATCATTTGCTGCTAAATCTTTTGTTAACAGAAGATACAATGCTTATGAGTTATCGTTAAAAAAAGCTTTTGAAAGTAAATTTAAAAGGTACGAGAGTGACCCTGCCTTTACTCCTGAACAAGCACAAGAAAAAATAATAGAAGAATCCCAAGGAATCAGGGATCGGGTTTTTAAACAATGGGAACAAGAATCAATTATATTAGCTAACAGTATTTACGACTTAAAAATCGCAGAGCAGCAGGAGAAATTTATCTCGCCTGGTGTTATGCAGAAACTTAAATAATTATCATGGCTAAAAAAGAAACAGAACTTGAGAACACAGAAAGCAAAGCACCTGCTCTTAGTCAGGAAGAATTTGAATTTATAAGTAAAGACCAACCAATCACTCAAGAGCAAAAGGCTAAAGGTATTGCAGAGTTTAAAGAACAAGCTAAACCTGTTTTTAAAGCAGCTGAAGAAAGTATGCTTGAAGGAGTGCGTACAGGACAACCTGTCAGAGCGGAAGAAATAACAGGACAACAGCAAGAACCTAAGCAGAAGTATGTATTCCCTACCACTCTACCTGAGCACGGTATTCGAGGTTTATATACTCCTGAAGAACAGATATTAGATAGAGCAACTCAGATAACAGGTCTACCTCCTGAAAGTCCAGCTAATCACTATATAGCACAGACATTAGCCAAAGGTGATCCTTTTAGTGCTGCTTCAATGGAAGCTGCTAAAGAAGAAACAATGAAGCTTGTTAGAGCTGGTATCATACCCAACCCTGACTACGAAGGTTTTGGTGGGTTTCTCAGTGAAGCTGTGGATGTAGCAGGTCCGATAGCAGTCGAAATAGGATTGCCTATGTTCACAGGTGTCGTGTCTTCTCCTATGTTATTTTCTCCTGAACCTTTCTCAAAAGCATATTGGGTAGGACTACAGGCATCTTCTTCTACCTTTGCTAATCTACTCGCTCAACAAATGCGTATATCTTCTGGAATGCAGAAAGATACATCGTATATGGAAGCAGCAGCAGCAGGGGCTTTTGGTTTAGTTCCAGGCATTACACCAGCTAGAGGATTAAGTAAAACTAAAACAGCTTTACTAGGTGCTGCTGAAGGTGGTTTCATGGCTGGAGGAGAAGATTTAACTCGTCAAGGTCTACAGATTTTATTTGAAGAAAGAGAAGGTTTTGAACCTATAGAGACGCTAACTGCTGTTGGAGTTGGTTCACCATTCGGAGCAGGGATAAGATCAATAGGAAGAGGTTTAGATGTATATGATCCTAAGAAAGACCCAGCTGCTCCTATACTAAGGAAAGCACTACAAGATAGATTAAAGGAAGTTAAGAAAGAATTACAAAGAACAGAGAAGCGTGGAGCTGTTAATGTAGAAGCTAGAGATAAGATCAAGCAGATCGAAGATAAGATCAACGCTTTGAAACCTGATGAGGACAGAGTGTTACAACAAGCTATTGATCGTCTCGATGAAGCTGAACAGAAACAAGCACAGGAAGTAGCAGCAGCAGCTGAAGAGTTTCAACAAAGTGAAGCAGCTAAGATATTTAAAGAAGCTGACGAACCTACTGTAGCTGTTAAAGAACAAGAAGCACCTAAACCAGCTCTTGAAGCTAAACCTACTGAAGCACCTACCACTACTCAAAAACCACAAGAAGAAGTTAGTGTTGAAGCAAAGGAAATTGTAGATGACTTTATGTCTGGAGGTGGTACTCGTGATGTAGACCCTGAGACAGGTAAACTTAAAGATAGTGAAGACGAAGTAAAAGCTAGGTTGTTAACAAGTGACACCGAAAAGCAAAGACTTATTAACGCTGTTACTAGGGCTATAGATGCTGACTTAAAGAATGTTAAAGGTGGAAGAGTAGGTAAGCTACAATACTTAGCTAAGGTACAACAAGAGTTGAACAGAAGGTTAGGTAAAGAAGCAGGTGATGAATTTGCTCTTGTTATGAAAGCTTCTCAAGTATCTGACAACGCTCAAGTAGCTGATGCTATCGATCAACTAGGAGTACACATGGCAGCTAACGGTGCTATCATGGTACAAGGTTTTGATGATGTATTGAAGTTCTTAGACGGTGCTGACTTAAATAATAAAGAAGTTCTCAACAATGCAATGGTAAGTATTCATAAGTTAATACCTGCTATGATGGGTTGGAAGAAAGCTGGTTCTGCTTCAGGTAGGTTATTACAATCAAGGAAGTACGAGAAAGACATTATTGAGATAAAACAGGAACACTTAAAAGAAAAGTTAGAAGGTAACTTAGTAAGCAGTCTAAAAGAAGCTAAAGATTTAAACCCTGAACAGCTTGAACAACAAATTAAAACATTTGGAGATATACAAGTAGTTAAGAAGCTATTACAAGCTGTTCAACAAGCTGAAGATATTTCTGAAGTCAAAGATATATTAATTAAACAACAAGAAGCTTTTCAAAGTAAATCAGCTAAAGCAGTTGCTAAGAAACTGTTAAACTCTCCTTATGAACCAGGTGAAGGTGGTAGTATTTACACTAAAGTTAGAGATATTTTTTCTGATGCAGCTTACTCTAGTATGTTAAGTAGTCCAGTCACACACGCTAAAGTTGCTATATCTAATAAGCTTATGTCTGGTTATAATGTAGTAGCAGGGGCTGTAGGGGCTAAGTATATGGCTACTGTACCTTGGTCAAGGAATGGATTAACAAGACAACAGTTTGAAGAAGCAGGGGCTTTTTGGACTAAAGTAGCAAGTTCATATGGTAATTTTTCGGAGATAGCTAATAAAGAATCTTTAAGAGTTTTAAAAACAGGAGATGCAGATTTACAATCACACTTTGAAAGAATAGGTGAGTCAGCTCTTTCTATGGAGCGTACTGGTCTTACAGGTGCTTTTGGTCAAACAGTAGAGAATGTAGGTAGGTTTGTTGATATTCCTGGTAAAGCAATGGCAGCAGTGGATGTGCGTACAAGACTTAACATTGCACATTCTATGACTAGAGCTAAAGCTGAAATGGATTACATAGCAGCTAAAAAAGCAGGTGAGGATGTAGGTACTTTACAAGATTACTATGACAAGTTCGTAGCTAAAGTATTTAATGAGTCTAAAACAAAGATGCTCAACGAAGACCAAGTAAGAAGAAAAGCAGTCTTAATGGCAGAGCAAGAAGGTGTTAAAGCTGAAGACCTAGCGTCTTATATTGATAACTTTGTTAAAGATAATTGGAATAAAGACACAAGTAGTTTCGTTGATTTTGTTAACAGGAACTTAAAGGAAGTTACTTTTACTGAGGAGATAGGTGAGTTTGCTGATCCTAATGTAATAGAAAAAGGAAGTAAGCACATTGAATCTTTCTTAAAGACATATCCATTACTTCATGTCGTTTTAAATCCTTTCATGCGTACTGGTCGTAATATAACTAGAGGAGCAATGGCTTCTACAAGTTCTCTTGTTTCAGTCGCTAATGCTACATCTAAAATTCCAGGGGTTAACAAACTTAAAATAGACAGGATAGCTGAAAGGTTGTGGAGTAAGACAGCTAAAGATTTAGCAAGTGATGATCCTATCATAGTAGCTAGAGCAAAAGGACAACAAATTGTAGGTGCTGGTGTTATATTAGCAGCTATAGGATTATCTGAAGGAGTTGAAGATGTATTTGAATTTGTAGGCACAGAAAGCCAAGATTGGAAAAAGAAAAAGAATATCAGAGCTGCGACAGGAATGCCTGAATATACTTTGAGGGTAGGTAAAGAAGGAGAAAAGGTTGCTATTAGTCTAGCTGCTTTAGAACCTTTAAACACCATTCTAAGTATTACAGCTGATATGAAAACTCTTAACAACGGAACTGTTGCACAAAGAGAAGAAGCTAGAGGTTTAATGGAAGCAGCTGCTTTAGCTATTACAAATAACATAGCAAACAAGTCTTACTATAAAAACTTAGGAGATGCTATTAAACTTGTAACACAAGCTACAGATAGTTCCGAAGCAACTAGCAGAGAGTCTTTTAAATTGTTGAAGAGTCTAGGAAGCACTTTTGTTCCTTCCGCTGCTAATACATTAAACTATATGTCTGATGATGTTATTCGTGAGAACAATACATTATTGCAAGTCATAGCGAGAAGAATGAACGGTCTTTCTAAACTTGTACCTCCGATGCGTGATGTATTTGGTGATGTACAGACAAGAGGATTTAAGCAAAGGAAGATAGGAGGTTTGGCTTTATTGTCTCCCTTCGGTGTGTTTACTCAGAAAGGTTCTGTAGATAAGTATGTAGACATTGACTCTGAGACTGGATTTAGAACTCTCAACATTCCTAAGATAACACGAGCAAGTGTAAGAAAAGAAATCGCTAAGGATGGTAGAACAAAAATAACGCCTGAACTTTTAGAAGATGCGTACCAAGCTAAGATAAGTGAAGCTGCTGCTGCTGTTATAGTAGAACTAGGAGGTACTCACCACTTTAACGGAGGTACTTCTAAATGGGAAGGTATGGACTTAGAAGAAATCATACATCCTGAGACACAACAAAATGCTTTTGATAGATGGCAAGAATTAACCACTCAAGTTAAACTGACCACAAAAGGAAAACCTTCTAAAACAGGTAAAACTTTAAAAGAGATGATTGTTACTATTTCTAGTCAAACAGACTTCAAGAAAAGAGTAGCACCTAAAGGAGCTTTACCTGAAAGGTTTGAACAAGAAGATAAGAGACTTGATGCTATACGATCTATTTTTAAAGGTTACAGAGACACTGCGTTAGGACAACTTCAAGAAGAGTATCCGATACTTATGGAAGACATAGAAGCTAGAATAGAGTTACAAGAAGAATTAAGTAAACCTGCTGATACCCTAGAAGAACAAAGAGAATTAGAAAGGACTTTACCTGGTACTGAGTTCCCTTTGGAGAGTTATAAAAAGACACAGCGTCCTTCTTTATTAGAAGAAAGATTACTGCCTTTCAGAAACTAGCTTGAACTTTTACAACAAACAAACTAATAATATATTACTATGGCTAATACATACGTAGACGACACCGCAACAGCGGATCAAACAGATTTCCCTTTTTCCTTTTCTTATCTTAAAGCTGAACATGTTAAAGTTGAAATCAACGGAGTAGACACAGCTGCCTTTTCAATAGTTACATCTCCTTCTAACAAGGTAGTTTTAAATAGCGGAGCTACAGCAGGTCAGATCGTCCGTGTAAGAAGGAGTAGTCAACCTGGTATTAACCTAGTAGATTTTGAAAATGGTTCAGTACTGACAGAAACAGAGTTGGATTTTGCTTATCAACACAATAGATTTTTAAATGAAGAACTTGCTGAGTTAAATGAAGCTTCTCTTCAAATAGGACCAGGTGGAACAGATTGGGATGCTAAGTCAAATAAGATACTAAATGTAAGCACACCCACTTTAACAAGTGACGCAGCGACTAAAAACTATGTTGATCAAAAAGTAGAACAGATTGCTGCTGGTGCTTCTACTCCTCCGTCTAAATGGCAGTTCACAGGTACATTAGGAGCAAACACAACTTACACTGTCACTGGTGCAGATGTATCAGGAGATAGTGCTTATGATGTTAGTATTGATGGATTAGTAAAAGAACCTACAGTTGATTACACAGTAGACCCTGATACAGATACTTTAACAATTGTTCCATCTTTAAGTGGAGGTGAAGACATTGTCATCATTCAGCGAGGGTTAGGCATTCCCCTTACACAAGGCACTATAGGAACAGCTCAGATTGCTGACGGTGCTATTACCACTGCTAAAATATTAGATGGTTCTGTTACTAATGCTAAGTTAGCTACTCCTTACTCTCACCCTAATCATACAGGAGATGTAACCAGTACAGGAGACGGTGCTACCGTTATAGCTAATAATGCCGTTACTTCTACAAAGATATTAAATGGTGCTGTTACAGCTAATAAAATAAGTACTACTGATGCAAACTTTAATGTGTCATCAACAGGAAAAGTAGGTATAGGTGGTTTAGCTTCTAGTGCTCATAGTTTAAAAGTAGATGGAGATATATTAGTTAATGATACAGCAGATAATTTCCCTGCTGTTATATTGTCTGGTTCATTAGGTTCTGCTGTTCAATTAAATGACACGAGCACTAACGGACAAACCTATAACTTATCAAGTAATCCAGACTCTTCAAATAGAGGGGGTTTTTCTGTAGGTTTTATAACTTCGGATGGTACACCTATAACAGGAGTTACTCATGTTAGTTCAGATTCTACTCATTCTACTTTTTCGACACCTTCTACTCATTCATTTAAAGTAGGAGAATATGTGTTGCTTTCTGGTGCAGGTGGAAATGGCACTTGGAATCAAAAAGTTAAAATAATCAGTCTTCCTACTACCTCTCAATTTCGAGTAACTAAAATAACAACAAGTACAGACTATCCAACTACTGTAACACTTTCTAACATACACCCTCCCTTGACGATAAGAAGACACGAAGAAGCATCTGTGTTATATAACATGATTAAACTTCTAGGGCTTCCTCAAGCTACTGCTGCTCCTTCTTGGTTGGAGGGAGGTCAACTTTGGATTGATACAACAGATAACTCAATTAAAATTGTAATTGACACTTAAAAATGACCGAACAACTCTCACACTTCCTCGACACTGCATTGGCTGTTATATTAGGAGCTATCGGATGGGTCATAAAGAAACTATCAGATCGACTAGACACAGACGAGAAAAGGTTAACAAAGATTGAAGTAGAACTTGCTACCCAAAGAGAACGAGACACTGCTGTGGAGAATCGTATGAGTGGTCTTGAAACCACAGTTAAAGAGATTAACGGTAAACTAGATAGAATGATGGAGATGTTAATGAAGAAATGAAAAAAGGACTATACGCAAATATAAACAGAAGAAGAAAACTAGGCATTAGTCGTAGCAAGAAGAAGTCTACTATATCACCTAAGTCGTACGCTAATATGAAGCGTGGGTTTAAAAAGAAGTAAGATGGCTCGAAGTGTATCACTATCTCTAGGTAGAGGTGAGAAGTCTCGTAAAGGAGGTCTCACTAAAAAGGGCAGGGATAAGTATAACAAAGCTACTGGTTCTAACTTAAAAGCCCCTCAACCTGGTGGTGGTCCTAGAAAGCGTAGCTTCTGTGCTAGGATGTCAGGTAACAAAGGACCAATGAAAGATAGTAAAGGTAAACCTACTAGAAAAGCTTTAGCTCTTAGAAGGTGGAAGTGTTAAAGAAGTCCATGAGATGACAGAGATAAACGCTAACGCATCCGCTAAGGTACAGCTCGCTTTTGCTGCGAAGGTAATTGCCTTGGTTGGGACATGTGTTTGGGGCTATTCTGTAATTGTCAATCGACTAAATACTATTGAAATGGATATAGCTAGGATTCAACATGAGCTTTCTTTAAATTCGGAATTTAGGATAAAATGGCCTCGTGGCGAGATCGGAGCTTTACCTGCTGACGCTACCCAAGATATGAACATTGAACACCTAAAGACTAGGGTGAATAAACTAGACGAGCATGTAGACAAGTTGCGTTACGGTGTGAGTAGAGAAGAATAACAATTTATGAAAACAAGAGAAGAACTAGGGGACTTACACATCCTTGTAACAGATACTTTAAGTAAAGGTATTAAACAAATGCACATAACTGAAGAGTATAATCCTTCCCTTCTTAACTGTGCCAGACAACATTTAAAAGATAACGATGTAGTTCTTATGAGTGGTAAAGATACTCCTCTTAATGATCTACTAGGAGAAGTGTTACCTTTTGAAGAAGACCCTGAACTTAAAGAAAAGATTAAGTAATTACAGTTATAACACCGAAAGAGAGAGAGTTGGCTTATGAGTATCAAAAAGCTTAAACAACTCAAGGACTTCCGTAACTTCTTATATGTAGTTTGGAAACACTTGAACCTACCTGATCCTACCGATCTACAGTACGATATAGCTGATTTCATGCAACACGGTCCTAAACGATCTGTTATCATGGCGTTCCGTGGTGTAGGTAAGTCTTGGATATGTTCTGCCTATGCTGTTCATCAACTACTACTAGACCCTACTAAGAACATACTTGTTGTATCTGCCTCTAAGAACCGTGCTGATGACTTCTCCACCTTTACCTTGAAAATCATACACGACATTCCTGTTCTTCAAGGACTAATACCTAAAAACGATCAAAGGTTCTCTAAGATAGCTTTTGATGTAGGACCTGCACCTGCTGCTCACGCACCTTCCGTTAAGTCACTAGGTATATCCTCCCAGTTAACAGGTTCTCGTGCTGACATCATCATTGCTGACGATATAGAAGTTCCTAACAACTCTGCTACCCAAGGTATGAGAGATAAGCTAGATGAACAAGTAAAAGAGTTTGAAGCCATTATAAAGCCCTTAGACACCTCTAGGATTCTTTTTCTAGGTACACCCCAATGCGAAGACAGTATCTATAACAAACTGCGTGAGAGAGGTTATGACGCTCGTATATGGACCTCTGAGTATCCTAGTGAAGACTTAGTACTTAAGAACTACGATAACGATATAGCTCCTTTTATAACAAATCAGATATCAGAAGAGACAGTAGGACACACTACAGAGCCTCTTAGGTTCTCAGATATGGACCTAGAAGAGCGTAAGCTGTCTTATGGGCGTACAGGGTATGCTTTACAGTTCATGCTTAATCCGAGGCTATCTGACGCTGATAGATACCCACTAAAGATAAATGATCTGATTATAACAGATATTGATAGTGATCTAGCTCCTGAGAAGATTATATGGTCCAGTGATCCAGATAACGAAAATAAAGACCTTCCTAATGTAGGACTAGGGGGAGATAGATACCACAGACCTTCTAAGACTATCGGTGATATGGTAGAGTATACTGGTTCTGTTCTTTCTATTGACCCTAGTGGTAGAGGAAAAGATGAAACAGGTTTTGCTGTTGTTAAGATGCTTAACGGTCAACTCTTTGTTCCTGAAGCTGGTGGTCTTAAAGGTGGATACGATGATCAAACACTTAAACAATTAGTACACATAGCCAAGAATAACAAGGTTAACAAGATTATCATAGAGTCTAACTTTGGTGATGGTATGTTCATGGAACTACTTAAACCTTTACTTATGACTTCCTACCCTTGTTCCGTTGAAGAAGTAAGACACTCTAAACAAAAAGAACTTAGAATCATTGATGTACTAGAACCTGTACTTAATCAACATAAACTTATCTTTGATCCTTCTGTTGTTCAACATGACTATAAAAGTGCTCAAGGTTATCCTATAGAACATCAAGCTAAGTATATGTTATTCTATCAACTCAGTCGTATAACAAAAGATAAAGGTAGTCTTAGTCACGATGATAGATTAGATGCTTTAAGTATTGCTGTTAACTACTGGGTAGAACAAATGAACCAGGATGTAGATAATAACATTAACTTTAGGAAACAGGAACTCCTAGATAAAGAGTTAACAAAGTTTACTGATAGCTTCTATAAAAGAAGTGTTAAAGGTCCTAGAGCTTTGCTTTGGTCTTGAAGTCGTCTTTACTCACTCTGTTCGATAAAGACTCCGTAGCTTTCTATTAACAAATCTTTACCTCTTAGTACTTTAATATATAGTGCTTCGATAGTTAGTTTAAATACATAAATATAAAGGACCTATAGAAGAGGGTCGTCCCTGATAAAGACCCTCATTACTTAGATATATGTTATTGGTCTTTAGACACACCTATCCTTAAAAAGGTTTTTAGATAAAGGTTGTTTATGACAAGGTCATTGTTTAAACTTAGTATATCTTTAACAATATCTTTAACAACTTCTTCTTTAGGTATCTTATTATCGATAGTCGATACTTCGTTCTTCTCCTATCTCCCTCTTTAAGATTTGTCATGGAAAATCCACAACAACCTATAAATAGGATTATAGCTAATATTTGAAAATGTAAAGCCTTAAATTTAACATCATGGACATAGATACTCAGACAGACTTGTTAACCAACGACTTATGCAATATAATAAATCGTTATAAAGGGGAGTTCGATTTGAATGACCAAACAATCATAGGGGTCCTGGAGTTCGTTAAATACGACTTACTAGCTACCAGTGTTATAGAGTTTGATCTCGAAGATAATAATGATAATGATGATGAAGATGATGACGAGTAGTTTAAAGTTATTAGATTTTTATTTTAGTTGAAAAAATTTGAAGGGGTTACGCTATATACGCCGTCGTGAAAATACCCCTTAGCCTACCCTAAAAAAGAGCTGTGGGTGGGGTATATTTTTATGCTATTTAGGCATCAATATTATTTTTATTATCTATCTGCCATTAATCCGTAGAATTTATTACAGAACAACCATAAAAACTGCCGTACAATAGGCATTATGT